AGGTTCGTGCCGGGGACCATCATGGCCTGGCCGAGCTCCTGCAGCGAGTATCGGTATCCGATGTCGGCCATCTCAACGCCCACTTCGAACTGCGAGCGTTCGACGTCTGCGATGTGGATGTCCTTCGCGAGGTGGTGGAACCATCCCGCCTTGCCGACCTTGTCGCTCGAGAAGTACGTGATCGACTTGGCCCACTCGTTGGCTGCCGTGTCGACCGGGATGAGCGTCGGATACTGTATCTCCGGATACTGGACCTCGACGACTTGGGGTTCGATGTAAGACGTCTGCGACACCAGGAAGCCGAGGGCCTGCTGTGCCGCATCCGCCGAGTAGATATTGAACATTGAATGCTCCGGTTGGGGTTCTGCTTGTTTGCGGATGGCGACCAGGAGGAGCTCGCGCTCCTCTCAGTCTCCGATGGGGTCAGACGCCGTCGTTCTTCTCGAGGCCAGGGAAGTAGGCGATCGCACGCCCGTTCACCAAGGCACTGGTCTCCCAGCGGGCACCCTTGAGCGGACCGACGCCGCCGGTGTTCGAGAAGATGCCGGTGGTGCCGTCGAAGTGGACGGGGTCGCCAGCGTTGACCGCGACTGCAGGCTCGAGCCACATCATGCCGCGGCGGAGGACGCCGACGTTCTGATAGCGCTCGTACTTGTCGGGGTCGGTGGCGTAGGAGTTACGCATCGTGATGTCGCGGATGGACGCGCCGCGATAGAGGGCCAAGTCACCGCCGAGGATGACTGCGTTGTCGCCGAACGTGGCGATGGTCCCGCGGCTGACTGCCCGCCCGAACGGGATGCCCGTCTCGGGTTCGCAGTTCCCGGTGAACGCATCGGTCACGTCGTAGGAGCCGTGAACCGTACCCGGACCAGGCGGGCGAATGGTCTCGACGTATTCAGTCTGGATGGGCATTATAGATTTCTCCGGTTGGATTTGTCTTGGTAGTTCTTCGGAGCCATCACCCGTCAGCCGAAGCTGACGAGATCAAGCCGCCGGTCTTGTTCAGGCAGTTCCCTGCGGTGTCTTCCAAGCGTTCTGCATGCGGTTGTTGTAGTCGCTGTAGGACTTCTCTGCAGCCGCCCGGTCGCCCAGGACCGGCTGGCTGCCGCCGGTGAAGGCCGCCCTGGCGACATCGACTGCGCGGTTGGTGTCGACCGCCTTGACGCTTGCCGTGAGGGTGGCAAACGACGTGGCAACCTGCTCGTCGGTCCAGCCCTTGGCGACATCCTTGAGCGCGTGGTCGACGACCTGCCGGCGGATCTCCCCGTCGGTCTTGCCGTCCACCACCAGCTTGTCGCCGAGGATTGCAGCGGCCTTGCCCATGCAGATCGTGCGGTCGGCAACGAGCTGATCGAGCTGCTGCGGGGTCAGCTTGGCGCTGTCGAGCTGGCTCTTCAGCGTTGCGTTCTCCGCCGTTAGGGTGTCCTTGTCCTTCGACAGGGTGGTGACCTGGGCAGTCATGTCGGTGACCTGCTTGTTCAGGCTATCCGACACGCTCTTGTGCGTGGCCTCGAGCGCCTTCACCTGGTTGGCGGCGTTGTCGAGGGCGCGCTGCACGACTTGGATCGTCGTGTCGGTCATCTCGCAGGTGATGCCGTCCACGGTCATTGTGCGCAGGTTCATTTGGTCTCTCCGGGTTGGGGGTGGTTCAGGCTCAGCGTCTTCGACGCCGAATGGCAGTTCGTCCCCGACGGATAGCCTGGCTCCGCCGCGGGCCGCTTTCACGAGGGCGATGTGGTTCGCCCGGATGTTGCGTTGGATGGCGTCGTAAGCCTCGCCGGTCGGCGTGGTGCCGGACGCAACCTCGATGTCGCACGAATACCCGACGGAGAGCTGTCGCTTGCCAGCCTCGATCGCCTTGACGGCGGACGAGTCCATGAACAGCATCGGGACGCGGACGTATTCTTGATCTCGGAGGACGTCGCCGTCGCTCTGGCCGACCGCGTACTCGCTCCAGTTTTCGGAGGTGACCTCGACCTTCGGGTGGTCGTTGGTCAGGGGGCGGTGGGCGAGGGACGCCATCGCGTCCTTGTGGAAGACTTCGCTCTCAGGCCGGTAGACCCGGACGACGTCCTTGTCCGCCAGCTCGCCACCAATCTCCTTGCCGAGATAGAGTTGAATGCCGGTGCGCGAAACGCGGGGAGCAGCCGCCAGATAGCCCCCGGCCTTCTTGGACATGTGGGCGGCGTCGAAGGACAGCCGGTCGTACAGGTTCAGCTTGATCATGCAGCCTCCTTGCGGAGGCCAGGGATCAGGGCCTCCAGTACCGCGAGACCCAGTAGTCTTCGCGGATGGTCTCGACCTGCCAGGGCTTCCGTCTGCCGTTGAAGAACATGATGCAGGTCCGCTTCGAGATCTCGCGGAGCTTGCGATAGTCGACCGAGTAGGAGGCCACCGTCGGATAGGTGAAGCCGTCGCACCCTTCGAGACCAACCAGGTTCATGCTCAGCCACGACTGGTCGGAGCCGAGCCACTTCTTCTTGAACGTCTGAGCTGGGCTGGTGGCCGGGTCGAACTTGGACCAGATGAAGTCGAGGTCTCCGGCTGTGAACATCTGCAGCGAGCCGTTGAAGACCTTCGGATGGTGGGCACCCGCGCAGGCCCAGCCCATGAAGCGGAACTTCTCCGTGGACTCGATCATCGGGGTGATGTCGCGCATGATGATCGCGTCCAGGTCGATCCCCATGATGCGGTGCCCGTCCCGGATCTTCATCTGAAACTGGGTGGCCGGATCGTACAGCTTGAGCCGCCTGTAGCACGACGGCAAATTTCTTTTTGTGGCGTTGGCCAGGTCTGCACCGTCCGACCACAAGGGATGCGTCTCGCAGGCGAGACCAGTCGGATCGTCCGTGACGCAGACGATGCGATGGGGCACCTTCACGTTGGCCTGCAGAGCCTTGACCATCGCGTTTACGTGCACAGCGGAGTAGGTCGCTCGGACTGGGTTCTTCCAGTCGGTCCACTTCCAGAGGACTATGTGCAGCATCAGAGGACCCGCACCCACTCGAAGCGAACAGGATTGACAGCGCGATACGGACCAGAGCCGATCTTGGCGCGGAGGACAGGGTTGCGGCGAGCGTGCCACTGCGTGTCCTTGCGTCCCCAATCCTTGGTGTTGGCGTCGAAGATGTCATCGGCCCGGAAGACTATCGTCGAAAACGCCTTGGTCGGCATTTCGATGAGGCCGGCGCCCTTAGCGCAGCGGCGGAAGTTTCCGTCTGACCCGTAGTGCCCAGCGAAGTCTTCGTCGTACCCGCCCATCGACCAGAAGTCTTCAGCTCGCATCAGGTAGCTGTTCGGATGCGGCCGTTCGAGCGAGGTACCGTTCGTGAGCACCTGGTTCGGCATGTAATATGTTCCCGATCGGACGTCCATCTGGAAAATACTCAGGAGCTGGTCCCGCGGGACCAGGTGATCCATGTCCGTCAGGAACGCCCACTCGGTCTCAACGTTCTGCATTGCCAGGTTGCGAGCCCCGTCCTGGTTCCAAGGAATGTTGGGCACCACCCGGTAGAGTTTGGTTCCTATAGGGCTTTGCTGCCCCCACTGCCAGATCGCCGTAGCGGCATCCCACCGGGGGCTCCCGTCGTCCACCAGCACGACCTTCACCCGATCCTGGAGCACCGGAGGGTAGGCTGCCCACTCGTCCAGGTGACGCTTCAGCATGTTGGGGTTGTCGTAGTAGGCCAGCACCAGGGTCAGGTCCTTCATGGCTTTCCCCTGCTCGGCCAGGCGTCGCCCGTCCAGTACTTCGTTGTCAGTTCAAACCTGTCCGGAGGGTATCCAAGAGACGAGTTGGCCTCCCCGAGGGTGTGGTTGACCAGGCACGGGACCCGCCAGAACATCGTCAGCCCGATCGCCTGGAAGCACGCGGAGACGATGCCGTCCACGTTCTTGTCCCAGTGCTTCGGCCCCTCCAGGTAGTTGTGGAGCTCAGCCGAGTCGAGCAGCGCATGCGCGGACGCACGCGACAGGACCAGGCACTGGGCTCCCCACATCTTGAAGCCAATCTGCATCCCATGCGAGTGGATGCCGTCCCGGAGTCTGCTGGTGCTCTCAGCCTTCTCGCACATCTTGGACATCCGGATGGGCAGGTACAGCGAGAGGCAGCCGAACCCCTCCCAGGTCTGGATGTTGAACAGGTCGTCGCGCAGAGCCCTGTGGGAGTTCTTCGCCCACAGGATGTCGTCCTCGCACACCATGAGGAACGGCTCCTGGGTAATTTCGACCAGGGTCCGCAGAGCCTTGAGCCAGTTGCGCAGGTTCCCCAGGAGCGGCACGTTTCTGCGAACGTACATGTTCTCGTCGAGCCGGCAGTCGACGGAGCCGTCGGAGAAGATGCGGATGTCCTGGTCGAAGCCCGCATCCCGCATCGAGGCGAGCGACCGCTCCAGCGTCAGGACTGGCCGGGGCGCAGTGATGTAGGCGATCGCTATCATGAGTCATCGCCAAACCGGGCCAGCAGCGTCCGCCACAGGAGCTCCCACTGGCTCCGGCTCGTCCACGAGGGCCTGTCGATCCGGCACCCCTCGAAGACGACGTAGTCCAGATAGATGTCGACCGACGGGCGATCGGTCACAGCTGGACCCACCAGTGGGCGACAGACATGAGGTAGTCCTTGGTGGGGCGCTTCACCTCAGCCTGCACCCGATCGCCGAACGCTTCGTGGACGGCCTTGTGCACCCCAGGCCACAGGTAGTCGTCGCCGGACATGACCGCCCCATCCCTCATCAGGGGCAGGTAGTCGGCGATGTCCTGCTGCACGGCTTCGTAGGTGTGCAGCCCGTCGATCATGATGTAGTCGATGGACTTCGGCTCGAACAGGACCCGCGCGTCGTGGGAGTACAGCCGGTGGGGCATGATCACAGAGCTGACCGGCTTGGTGTTATCGTTGAAGACCTCGAGGGCATCCCTGCCCCTCAGGAGGGCAAAAAACTCGGTGTGCTTCAGATCGCCCCCGCCGTCGGTCCAGGGGTCGATGCAGTGCAGGGTGATGGGCTTGCCGGAGTTCAGGATCTCCACAGCCATGAACGCCGCCGACCGCCCCATCCACGATCCTATCTCCACGAAGGTGGAGGGTCGGTCCTGCGGGGCGCGCTGCACGGCGTCGACGTAGAGCTGGATGAACGACGCCCATCCGTGAATGCTCTTGTAAAAGTGTTCCATCACTGCGGATGTCCTTTGTTCAGGTTGGGGCGAGCGAGGAGGTCGTCGGCGTCAGAGAGGCCCGCCTTGATCACTCGCCTGAGGTCGAACGGCCAGGTCAGGACGGCGAAGATGCTGGTCTGCCTGTCCTCCAGGAAGAAGCGGTTCAACGGCTCAGCCAGCAAGAGAACGTAGACCCCAGTCAAGAGATAGCACGTCACCACGCCGAGGATGAAGTAAGCTGCGTATTCCATCTGCATTCCTTTCTTACGAGTCGAAGGTGCCTTGCTCAATCTCGTTGACCAGGACCGCCCAGGCGTCCCGGCCAACCTTTCCCGTTGGCTTCCATTCACCATCTGTTCTGGCGAAGAACGCGCAGTCGACGTAGCCGCCCATCGTCCATCCGACGGTGGTCTCGAGGATGTACCAGCGAGTCTCGTCGCGAACCATGTCGACGGCCGCCCACTTCATCCGCTCGACCTCGAAGAAGCGGTCAGAGTAGTCGAGGGCGGACCGGACCTCGTCATCTGCGTCGACGACGCTCTGGAAGTTCCGGCTGCCCGAAGCCATCGGCCTGTCCGTCCGGTTGAACCTCCGCAGGACCAGGCGCTGCCTGCCGATCCCGACGACCCGGACGTCGTGGTCGTTCTCCGGGATGAAGCGCTGCCACAAGAGGTAGCCAAGCTGGGCCAGGTCGTAGTGCATCGGGATGCCCCGGTCGCTGAACGCCGCCCTGACCTCGGCCATCGCCTCCTGGTAGCTGTTGATCATGCGGACGTTGTTCGACGAAGCCCCCTCGGCGGACTTGGAGAGAAACGGGTACGCTGGCTCGTCGTTGTTCAGATACCCCTTCGCCGCCATCGGCGTGAAGAAGGCCTTGGTCGGCGGCATCCACCGCGCCAAGTGCCTGGCCTGCTCGAGCTTGTCGTCGTACAGAACCGACGAGCGATAGTCCGGAATGAGCGTGAGCCCGTTGTTGACGCTGAGGTTCTGCATCAGCTTCTTGTGGAGGCGGCGCAGGTTCGGATGGTGGTGCATGTGCACGAAGGCGTAGCCCCGGTCCGGCTCGACGGCAGCCTCGAACATGCGGCAGGAGATGCCCCTGCCCCCGCAGGCTTCGTGGAGCCGCTTGCCCCAGCCCTGCGGATCGTCGTAGGCCCAGACGCTCAACTCCTGTCCCGATGCTGCTCTTCCCAGGATGGCACCCCCAACAGGATTGCTGAGCCCGCGACCAGGAGGTGAGCTACGATCTCCCAGCCGAACGGAGTGGCGAGCACCGACACGCACAGGCACGTCGCCCCCGCCGACTGGGCGTCCAGCAGCATCCACCGATGCCATGTTGTCACTCACAGGTCCTCCGTCGTGAACCGTCGGTCGCGCGCAGGCACGAACACGCATCGGCAGTGCGGGTGCGCGGGGATCAAGCTGCGGGCAACGTTGATGCGGTAGGGTCCCTCCTCGGCGATGTCTTCGCACTCCGGGCAGACCTCGTCGTCGCCGGCCGTCAGGACGTTGACGCGCTTCAGCTTCTCGATCGCCTCCTGCGCCTTCCTGATCCTGCGGACGGTCTCGCGGTGGGGCACCGTGGTCCGGCTGACCTTCGAGCCTGCCCCCGTGTTCGGATTGAACTTCCGCTTCTTGTCCTCGAAGAACGACACAGCGTCCTGCGCAGGGCGGCGGATCTTCCTGACCTCCGGGATGATGCCGACCTCGGTGACCCCGACGGACTCGTAGGACGACAGGCTTCCTTCGTTGAATGTCCGCATGACGATCGTGTCAGCCAGGGCGTCGATGCGGGTTCCGCCCACCTTGTCGATGCGGGAGTACATCGCCCGGAGCAGGAGGTTCGCATTCTTCTTGGACAAGATCCCGTCGGCTGCAGCCCGAACCAGGTTCTGGCTGACCGCCTCGCTGATGCCCTGCAGCTCCACAAACGCAGACTGGACGATGGTGTCCACCCTGTCCCTGTGGTTCTCCGGCGACCTGGCGACGTTCAGATCCCGCGTGTTCCTGTCCGCGAACCGCAGCCCCTTCTCGAAGGCGCGCTCAACGTAGCCTGCCAGATACCGGCCATCGTGCTCGAGGACGTTCTGGGTCAGGGCGGAGTCGACGAACTGCTGGAAGCCCATGATCTTGGCTGGCCCAGCCGTGACCATGGCCGCGGCTGACATGCCCGAGAAGGCGGTCATGGGCTTCAGCCCGAGCGCGTCGTTGTCGATGATCTGCATCCGCAGCAGGGCGCGCAGCCGGTTCATGCGGATGGCCATGGCCGATCGCATGGCGGAGCGAATGGTCTTGGTCCCCGACGGGTCTCGGCTGGTCGGCTTGGCGTCCGACAGGTAGGTGCAGCAGGAGCACCTGTCGTGGATGACCTCGTTCTTGTACTTCAGCATCGGTTCCTCACTGGAGCAGGAGCAGGTCGTCGTCCAGGACCACCGCGTCGACGAAGTCCACGGTGATCCGGAACCGATCCGGCCTCTCGGTCGGCATGGCTGTCAGTTGCACGCGCTTGCCGGCGTGCGGGGAGGGCTCCGGGATCAGGGTGGGGATTATCACCGATCCCCCGATCGGCAGCACCAGCGGGCTCCGCACGTGCTCTGGGACGGGTGTCTGCTCGGGTCCCTTGTGGGGATGGACGTAGAAGGAGAACACGTCGGGCAGCTCCCGAACGTGGAGCTCCAGACTCCGGGGACGAAGCGTCCGCCAGCCGAGACCTCCCCCCGTCCCGAACCGGACGGGAGGAGCAGCCGGCACCGTGAGCTCGAACGCGAAGACGTCAGGGGCCTCGGTGACCTCGAACGAAAGTCCGACGCCAGAGACGCCGTCGGGGGCAAACGACAGCTTGAACCAGGCCGGAGCGGTCCCCCTGGGGAACCACCCGGATGGGCTCAGGAGCCGGTTGTAGAACTCACGCATGGGTGATCTGACCCGACACGCAGGTGACCGTGCCGTTGACCTCGATGGCCAGCTCGCTGACGATGACCTCGCCCCCGCCGCCCATCAGGCTGACGAGCATGGCGTCCACGACGGTGACGCCGTCCCCGTCGGCCAGGCGCGCCAGGTTGGCAGAGCCAGCTCCGGTGGCCAGGGCCTCGATGGGCGTTCCCCTCAGGGTCATCGTCCCTCCCGACGGGGCGGAGAAGGACGGCTTCTGCAGGGGGATGGTCGCCAGGAGCTCGCTGGCAGCCGTGAAGAGGAGCAGCATCCCCGGATCTGCCTTGGCGTCGATCCGATCGATCACGATCTGGAGCCGGTCGTTCTTGGTGGGCATCGAGTACGATGACATTGCCTGTCCCCTGTTCTTCTGCTAGACCCACGCTGTCCCGTTCCAGAACCGGACAGGCTTGGTGATCCACGCCACGCCGTCCCACACCTTCGACGGCTTGCTGCTCCACGACGTGTCGTTCCAGACCTTGAGCCTCGAGGCGGCTGCGGCGGTCGTCACTTCGCCGGAGAAGAAGCCGCCCGACATCGCGAAGTCCCGCGGGCCGTCGTCGACGACGTATCCGCCCGTTGCGCTGAAGCTTCGACTCATGATGTCACCACCGGCTTCGGGTCGATGTAGAACGTCGAGTTGTTTCGCATCGCCATCGGATAGATCGTGATCGGTCCCTTCTCCCTTGGCGTCACCGTCACAGCCATCGAGAACTTCGCGGTCAGCGCGCCGGCCCACGTGCCGTGTCCATCAGGCAGCGTAACAGGAGGGGCGAGATAGGAAACGTCCGCGGCGCTCGTGGCACGCGAGCCGCTGACCTGACCGTCAGTGCCGAGATATTCAACGTCGATCCAGATGTCTTGGTTGGTCGGCCGCACGCCGCCCGCCCAGATGCCTTCGACCGTGACGGTGACCGGCACTCCAATCACTTCATTCCACACCGTGATGGGCAGGGCTTCGAACGGAAGCTTGTTGCGGTTGGACCCTGTCGCCAGTCGCCACGAGATCGGGAAGGTGCCATCGCTCGCTCCTCCGCTCCTGACGATGGTCGCCTCGGTGAACATGCCGCCGGCCCTGTTGTGCTTCTCAGTCCTGTAGTTGGTGTCGCCGGTATCGCATCGAATGTACGTGATCTCAAGTCCGCCGAGCGAGGCGATGATGGCGCTGTACGGGGCGCAGGGTCCGATGCGACAATCCTTGAAGACGTAGGTGTGAGAGTTGGACGCCGCCCCAGAGATCATGGACTTGCCTGCCCCCATGACCGACAGGTCGCTCCCCTCCTGAAGCAATGTGCCGATAGCCGCGCCGGGAAGGTAGAGCGTCGTCGGTACGATGGCGCCAACGATGAACGGTTCGCCAAATCCACGAATGCTGACGCGCCCGCCCGGCGAGACGCCTTGCGAGACGTTGCCGAAGCTGACTTGGGTTCTCTCGAGAATTGTTATCGAGCCGTTGACGCCCGGAGCAATGCGAGATCCAGTCGCCGTACTGACCAGAGCCAGCAAGCAACGAACCATGCGCCACGACGTTTGCCCTGAGCCTATGGCAATGCTTGTGACGTTGGCGCCGGTGCCGCAGTAGAACTGCACGCCGTAGCATTCGGCGACGCTTCCGGAGAGAACGAGGTTGCCGCCTAGCTGCGTTGTAATCTTGGCCGTCGTTCGAAGGTCGGCAAAGACGGGAGGAACCGAACCGCCGACGCGCAGAACGCAATAGACGTAGCACGGACTGGCTTCGGTGCCTGGCGAAGTGATGAGCGCAGCGCCGGCGTTGATCTCATTGTGGTCATCAGCAAGAAAGAACACATCACTGATTGCCTTGCTCGTCATCGCCGCGGCGAGCGTCAGGTATGCGTTGGCCCAGTCTGCCCCTGAGGCAGCGCCCGTCGCTCCGCTCCATACGAAATAGTTGGCCATCAGTTGGTGTCCACCCAGACGTCGTAGAGAGCAGGGTCGAGCGGAGCCATCGTGCCGACGGTCATCCTGGCGATCCTCTCCCAGTCCGCGTTCTCTCTCGCGTACAGCTTGTCGTCGATCGGAGCCTCTGGAAGTGTATTGGCTGCCGACGCTGCCTTCCATCGCGCGCCGTCCCAGATGTACTGCGGGACGCCGCCCAGAGGAGGGACGGGATAGAGCTGACCAACTGTTGGTGAGGCAGGGAAGTTGAGGGCCATGTTATCTATACTCCTTGATTATAACTCCACCACTGCCACCACTGCCGCCAAGAACTCCAACATTTTCATTCACTGAATAGCCAGCAGAACCGCCGCCACCGGGGAATTGTCCACCGCCACCGGCCACTAGATAATCCCCCACCTTTCCGCCAGAGCCGCCCATCGGTGCATTGCCGCCGACGCCCGGAAGCACGAACGTTGGAGTCATGCTGCCAACAGCCCACGTTCCGGGAGCGCCCGCGATGTTAAGGTCGCCGCCTGAACTCGTCCCGCCCGCGCCACCAGCGATGTTGCTAACTGCGCCACCGGCTCCACTCGTGCCGCCGCCACCACCGCCAGCGGTCAACAAGTCTCCGAATGTCGTAGTGCCGCCAACTGCTGCGCCACCACCACCAGCGCCGATCGTCACGGTTTGCGTCGTTGGTGAATTGATGCGCTTGCGAGCGTATCCGCCTGACCCGCCGCCGCCTCCGGTAGAGACCTGCCCCGCGGTTGTCGCGCCACCATTGCCGCCGCCGCCACCGCCGCCCCATGCTTCCACAACGATGAAAGCAACATCGTCGCTTGACGGCGACCACTCGCCGCTTGCTGTGATGATGGTCTCGCCGATCAGCAAACCATCACCGGGCAGCACGCCCTGAATGGCGACACTCCATGCATCAGACGCCACGCGCATCGTCACGTCCTGCCAGAAATAGTTACCCTCTCCGTAATTGGTTCTAGGACAGCCCGCGCCGGAAGTCGTGTACGTCGCAAGCACGTACGTAACTTCATCTGGATACTGTGCGGCTGGCGGTGGGGTCGTCATAAAATAATTGTCGTCATCGCGGGCAATGCAAATGAAAGTACCGGCAGCAACGTTGGCTGGCACTTCAAGCGCAGCCTCCACCCATCCCTCACCGATGCTTTCATCGGTCATGACGGTGGTGCCGATAAGCACGTCGAAATCGAAGTCATAAAGAAAGAGTTGTCGCGTTGATACTGCTGACGGAGCGCCCGACCTGTAGAACCTTAGATGCGTTATCTGACAATCCACATTCATCAAAAGGACGGTACCAAAGCGAAGGTTCGCGGCCTCGACAGTTGTCGAAGGTACAGCGGCATCCGGGAAAATGTGATGGGCTGCTCCGAGTGCACTTTCTGTATCCTTCGGGCCATACAGAGCATGACCTTCTGTGTCGATGTAGTAATCTCCATCAAGCCCAAGACTGCTGGCAGGGGGACCGACGCCGTCATGAATGATGGCTCCCGTCGCCTGTATGGCAACCGGCCACGTCTCGCCCAAAGACATGTACTGCCATTCAAGGTCGGTGCCGTAGTTGTATGGGGCCTCGTAGCCACTAGGAGGAAAGACGTCCGGGCCGTCGCCGACACCCATGCGGATGCCGAAGTGAACGGCGGCATCAGGATTGGTTGGTACCGGGGCAACGGTTTGCGCGTAAGCTAGAGCATCAAAGGAAGCGACAATCGCCAAGTGCTGATCGGCCACAACAGGAATTGGAGCGGGGAAGGCGGCGGACACCCAACCGTCAAAGCCCGCAGTCTCAACCGTCGCATTGGTTACACCAAGCAGCGTCCCCGTCGTTCCGTCGTACAGATAAAGTTGCCGCGTCGTATTTGCAGAAGTGGGGTTGCGCCGAAACTTCGCGCTGATGACCTGCCCATCAACGAGTGCGATGAACTCGTTGCCGACCACTAATGGATTTGGGTCGAACTCCCACAAGGGAGGTTCGGTCAACATGAACTCTGGGTCCAGCATCACGGCTTCGAACTTCGGGCCGTAAAGCGTGTCCGTGTCCGTATCGATGTAGTAGTCGCCGCCCTCGCCCAGCGCATCGTCGGGCAGGCCTGTGCCTGAATGAATTGTCTGGCCGCTGCCGCCGCCGCCTCCGGTTCCTGGTATGCCTTGTGGACCTTGCGGTCCCTCCGGACCTTCAGGTCCAGCAGGACCTGCGGCACCGTCAACGCCGTCAGCTCCATCTGCACCATCAGCACCGGGCACGCCCTGGATGCCCTGAGGTCCTGCCGGGCCCACCGCTCCGTCAGCACCGGCAGGTCCTTCAGGTCCTTCAGGTCCAGCCGGTCCGGCTTCTCCGAGGGGGACCGCCACCGTCTCGACCCACTGGATGGTGTCGCCGTCGTCGTAGTTGATGAAGAGAACGCCGATCGAGCTGTCCCACCACAGCGCGCCGACGGGCGCACCGACGGGGGCGGTGTCGCTGATGATGATGATCGAAGCGTCGCCCCCTCCCGTGCCTGGCTCACCTTGCGGACCTTCAGGACCCATCGGCCCTTCAGGTCCCATCGGTCCCACATCGCCGGTATCTCCCTTCGGACCCTGAGATCCGTCTGCTCCATCTGCTCCAGGAGGGCCTGCTACGCCGTCAGCGCCAGCAGGACCAGCAGGACCAGCAGGGCCAGCACTGCCGTCAGCACCAGCAGGACCTTGCAGTCCAGGTTCACCGTCATCTCCCTTTGGTCCTTCTGGTCCTTCTGGTCCTTCTGGTCCTGTCGCTCCGTCGATGCCCGTCGGTCCCTGGGGTCCCTCGGGTCCAGGAGCACCTGGAGCACCGGGTTCTCCTGGGTCGCCCTTCTCGCCCACGGTCCGGAGGAGGACGGTGATGGCCTGGTTGGCTGCGAACACGCCGGAGCCCGACGCGGACACGAACTCGACGGGCACCGTGAAGTAGTCTGCGAGGTTGGTGGCCGGCGCAGTCATCCGCCAGACCTGGTTGCTCAGAGCGAAGTCCCGGTCCTGGATGATGAACTCGTCGTCGGTGTTGGCGAGGGACAGGAGGACGGACAGGTCGAAGTCGTCCTGCGTGATCCAGTCGACCGACAGCATGGTGGCGGCCTGCTGGTCTGTGTTGTTCCAGCGCAGCTTGCCGGTGCCGGGGTCCGCCATCGCCACCGAACTTGTGTCGGCCCGGTAGTGGAAGACCGAGGTCGAAGCCCCCTGCTCCCCGGTGGCGCCAGTCTCACCCGGCGGGCCCTGGTCGGCGGCGTCGCCGAACACGGTCGACTGGGCTGGCCCCAGGGTCCGGACCCGCAGAGGAGCGACGATCGCCCCGTCGTTGTGCTGGAGGAAGACGAGGACCTGCTCCGACGGGTCGTCGTTGTACACGGTCACCAGCTCGACCGTCCGGAGGATGCCCGCCCCAGGCGAGGGCGACGCCACGACGGTGCCCCCGCCCGCGTCCGCGACGATCGTGTTGAGCCTCCCCGGCGTGATCGTGTCGTCGATGGTGGTCTTGTCGACCCACGACGCGTGGACGCGCGCCGCCCTGTCGGTGACGACCTCCAGCGTGTCGCCCTCCTGGAGTATCAGCATCAGGTTGCCTCATCTTCGCTGTCGTCTTCGTCCTCAGTGATCCGCTCGAACTCTTTGATGCGGCCCTTCTCGTCGTGCTTCGTGACCGTCGTGATCTCCCGCCCGCCCCTGTTGACGATGGTCACGGGGACGGTGACGTGGATCGTCTGCTCGTCCTTCGGGGCGCGCTTGCTGAGGGCGGTCGCCGCGTCCTTCTGGGTCTTGAAGTTCCCGATCTTCCCGTTCTTGTCGTCGGCCCTCCACCTCACCGCCTCGCCCCGTCCCGACGCGACCGCACCCCCTGCGCCGCCGGACCTCTGCTCGTTCGTGACGACCTGCTTGACGGTGCCCACCTTGGTGTTGCCCTTGTAGGCGTTGTAGGACTTGAGCTTGACCGGCGCCTCCTTGCCCAGGACCTTGGTCTCGCGGTTGTGGTCGGAGGCCTCGTACATGTCCAGGCCTGCGACCTGGCCGGCGAACTTGCCCTTCTCGGTGGTCTCTCCGACCTTGGGCGCAGCCGCTGCCGCCCCTCCGCCCCCGCCCGATCCGAACTGCCCGTTCTCTGCTCGCTCCTGGTTCTCGTTGTACTCGTCCAGGGCCACCTCGGGGACGTCGGTCTCGTTGTTGAAGCCCGTCATCTGGATCTCCTGGAAGACCTCGGGCCCGAGGACGATCTCGCCCCGGTAGGGCTCCATCTCGTCGATCTGCTCAGGCCCGTTGTAGGTGATCGTGACGTGCGGGTTGTAGTCCTCGTAGTCGTACGAGCAGCCCTGGTGCTTCAAGGAGGAGTGGCGCCAGGACAGGTCGGAGTTGCCGAAGGCGAGGACGACAGCCTTGCCGAACCTCTCGACGATGCGGGGTCCGCCGGGGACGACGCGGATGTGCCCCTCCAGGTCCTGGCCCCAGGCCTCGCCCATCTTGATCCAGTCGACCGCCTCCTTCGAGTACATGATCGTGACGTGCATCTCGGCCGGGGTGACCGTGGACTTGAAGCCCTGCGAGGCCGCCCAGTCGATGATGGCCTGCGCGTTCAGCACCCTGCGGTAGACGTAGAGGGGCTTCGGGGTCGCGTCGGCGAGGGCGTCCCGGACGGCGGCGTTGCCCGACGGGGTCCGCATCCTGTCCCTGCCCTTGATCCTGCGGCGCCGCTGGGCAGCCCGGAAGTCGTTGGCCGCCCTCTTGGCCGGGTCCAGGTTGCTGTTGGCGGGCTCGGGCAGATCCGCGTCTGGGTCCTCGGGGTCCACCTCGGCGTTCGGGTCAGCGTTCGGATCGACCACGGGCTCAGGTTCTGCGCGCAGACCCTCCTCGTGGTCTGGGTCGTCGAACTCCTCGATGATCTGCTCGATGCCTGGGTAGGTTCCGTCCTCGATGAGCTGCGCCTCCCTGGCCTTCTTGAGCACCACCGGGTCCAGGATCGCGGCATCCACGTCCACCTTGAACGTGTCGGCCTTCTTCTTCTCCAGGTCAGCCTTCTGCTCCGGCGTCATCTGCCAGAGGGAGTTCCACACGTAGAAGATCTCCTCGGGCTTGGAGCCGAGGGCGGACCGGATCAAGACTTCGTCCAGGCGCCAGAGCACCGGGGAGTCGTCGTTCTTCTGCTTCGAGGAGACCGAGTCGTAGTAGTTCCTGGTGTCGCTCTCGCCCGTCGCGCTCATGCCCGCGGGGGACTGGCCGAAGAAGCGGGTCGCCGGGATGTCGGCTGCGCCGCAGACCATCAGGAAGTACATCTGCAGGATCTCGGGCAGGGACGCGAACGAGGCCACCTGCCTCTGCCACTCCTCCTCCTTGTCGATCAGGAGCATGGAGTGCACGCCCTTGATGATGTTGGCGAGGCCGAACCGCTCGAGCAGGTTCCGCTCGTAGGTCCTGGATGAGATGTTCAGCGTCAGCCCTGGGATCTTGATGATGTCGATCTTCGACTCCGCCACGAGCTGAGCCACCGACGCAGTCACCAGGCCGCAGGACTTGATGGCGTCGGCGACGTTCAGCAGGACGGAGTCGCCCCAGGGCTGCTTGGTCGTCAGGACGTCCTGTCTCGGCATCCCGACGAAGGGGACGACGCGGCTCGGGTGGAAGCGGACCAGGGTGCCGTTGAACAGGGAGTGGCGCTCGTAGTAGGAGGGCTCACCGTACCAGGGCGAGGTGATGTCGTCGATCATGGGGCCAGGCGACACGTCCCAGCGGCTCACCGGGTGCAGGAACTCCAGGTCTCCGACCCTGACCGCCTCGATGTCCACCGGGGTCTCGTTGGATGCGCCCTTGATGCCCATGACGATGCCGGCGCCCCCGTAGAGCCGAGCCTTCTGCTTGGCCACCTTCATCTTCTGCTGCAGGCCAAGGCGCTGCTCCTCCGCCTCGATCGCCGTGATCTCCTCCGGGTCGCCGGCCTGCCAGGACCGCCACTCCCTGGTGGCGTCCTCCGCCGGAATGTCGATGAGCTTCCGGGCGATCCAGTCGCCGCGGTAGGCCGCGTCGGCCTGCGCCTGGTCCATGTCCGGCATGACCCAGTTGACGCCGGTCATCTTGTCCTTGGCCGTGCCGAGGCCCGTCGCCAGGTTCTCCAGGCTGTCCCGCGCAGACTTCTGGCTCGGTGGGGGCTTGGATGCCCGACGGGTTGGTGCGGAAGCTGCTCTCTTAGCCATCTGTGTTACCCCTGACCCAACTGAGCGATGTGTCGTAGTTGTAGGTCTTCTCGATCATCTTGTTGAAGGCGCCGGCCGAAGCGTCCACCTGGTCCTTGAACTGGCCCGACGGGAAGGCTTCGTGCTCGTTGATGAAGTCCCGGTTCCACTTCTTTCGCAGGAGCTTGACGTTGCCTGCCTGCACCGCAGCCGCGTAGGGCTCGGCCCGGACCTCCTTCTTGCCGGTCACCCGGTCGATGAAGCAGAGGTGCCCGTGCAGGTTGGCGACCGTGCGCTGCGCGCTCTCCTTGCCGCCGGACCCCGGCTCCTGCTCCACGTAGACGACGGTCCGCTGGATGCTGTCGTCCAGCTCGGCCGTCGCCTTGATCTTGGTCTCTCGGGTGTAGGCGTCCCACTGGCCCCGGACGACGTCCTCGACGATCACGGTGCCGTCGGCCATCTGGTTCATGAGCACGCCCGCCGTGTGGGCGCCGCCTCCGGACGTGCCGGCCTTGTCCCAGTACCTGACCCGCTTCTTGATCTCGGACTGGGGGAACGAGCCGATGATGCGCATCTCCTCGATGGGGAACATGCCGCCGCCCTGGATGATCGGGTTCTGCTGATACAGGCTCTCCCACGAGACTTCGGTGTAGGTCTTCCGCTGCTCCAGGAGGAACTCCAGGGACTTGAACTCTGGGAACAGGGCCTCGCCGACGGACCGGGGCTCGCAGTTCACCCGGATCGACTCCTCGGTGGCGAAGGCCGGGTAGCGGAGGATGGTCATGTCGGGGAAGCGCTCGATCAGTCGGCCGGCGGGGTCGTCCACGTGCCACCTGGTGACGGTCATGAGCATGCCCGCCCGGTCGTCGAACCGGGACATGAAGTCGTCCGTCATCCAGGACCAGGTCTTGTCTCGGATGGTCGGCGACTGCGCCTCGCCCCGGCCCTTGATCGGATCGTCGACCACGCCGAAGTCCAGCGACTTCCCGGTGATCTGCCCGTCGGGGGCGGTCGTGTTCTCGAAGTAGCCCTTGCGCCCGACGAAGTGCATCAGGTGGCTGTTCCGCTGGTACTGGCCCGCGTACTCGCCGCCGCCCTTCAGGGGCAGGATGCGCGTGTCCGGGAACGCCCTCTTGAAGCGATCGTCCTCGAACCGCCTCTGCAGCTCCGTGTTGGTCTTCGTGCCCAGGTCGCCCGAGTACGATGCGAAGATCGTCCGGAAGTCGGGCTCGTGCCCGTGGAACCAGGACACCCCGTCCTGCACGCTCCTGGACTTTCCATGTTGCGGCGGAGCCATCAGGAGCAGCTTCGGCCGGTGGCCGTTCTTCAGGCGGATGAAGAACCTCTGCAGGAGGCCGCTGACCTGGCGCGGCCACCAGCCGACCCGCATCTCGGGGTCCATCATCTTGCGGTAGGCGTACAGGTTCTCCCTGGCCTCCGCCGCTTGCAGGTCCATGATCAGGTCCAGGTCCTGCTGGGTGAACCTGGGGCGGTTGCGGCTGTCGTGCTCTGCGCGGGCGATGGCCTCCCTGATCTGCTCCTTGCGGGGGTTGTGCGCGTCCATCATCAGAATGCAAAGCTCACGTTGGTGGCTTCGACCTTGTCGACGTCGAGCGGGTCGTCCGGGTCCGTCTTGAACGTGATCGAGACCGTGATCGTGCCTGGCCCCCTCTTGGTCTCCCCCGTGTTGAAGGTCTTGTAGACCCCGGCCATCTCGTCCTCCGGGAAGCGCCCGACGTCGTCGTGGTCGACGTTCGGCGGGAAGAAGGCCGGGGCGCCTGCGTAGAAGTCGACGTCGGCGTTGAAGATGTCGTCGGTCGCGACGTCCTCGGGCTGAACCACCGGCCACGCCTCGTACCCCATGACCTTCAGGTACCGGGCGAACCAGAGCTTGCCCTCGTAGCTGGCCTTGCCGCCGATCGCCCCCGGACGGGACCAGGTCACGTCGAAGGTCACCACCTTCTGGCCGACGGCGACAGCGGCAGACTTGAGGGCGTCGTAGGCGATCCAGATCAGGCGCGTGCCCGGACCGACGGTCTGGGTCTTGGACGCTCCGACCTCGTCGTGGCCGGCAGTCTCGGTCAGCAGGAAGATGTCCCAGTTGAAGCCGGCCAGGCCGATGTCCGTCGCGATCGACATGGCGAGGACGTTCGAGTAGAGCGAGCTGGCATCGTCGGGCGCAGTGTAGTCTGAGCCGCCCGCTCCATTCCACGAGACTGTGAACGGCACCTCCTGCTCGCCGAACGGATCGAAGCCGGAGGAGCAGATCGCCCCGGTCAGCGTGTCGATGAGGACGTACTCACCGGCGTCGATCACGTGGAAGGTCAGCCCGGAGAAGACCTTCGACCTGGGGTCGGCCACCGCAGGGAACGCGTGGAACTTGTTGGGGGCTGCGGTGAAGGCGGGCACGGGGTCGGCTTCGCTGCCCGGAGGGGCAGACACCTTCTCTGGGAACGGGCCGTAGGCCAGGACGCCGTCCTGCCAGCCGAACCAGGGGAAGTCCGACTGCAGAGTGATGCGGACGCTGGGGTCCGTGCCCCCCGACGGGATGCTCGAGTCGACCTGCCCCATGCCCTGGACGAACAGCAGGAGATACCGGCCTCCGGGCCAGTTCACGTTCACCAGGTGCTGGGTGGGGTCGTGGGCTAGCGGCATCAGCGTGCAGTCCGGCCGAAGGTTCGCTTTGGGAGGTAGCTGTCGGCCCCTGGGGGCTTGCGGAGGGGCTGGACGCTGGCCCGGTGGTGATACGGGCAGTAGGCCAGCGGACGCGCTCGGCTGGCCCCTGAGGCCCGTGGCGCGTCGCACACCAGCCCGTCGGGCATCGGCCACTGGCAGCGATCGCCCTCGGGGACGGTGGCATCCCCTGCCGAGGTCGCCATCGGACCCTCGAGGCTGGCGGCTCCCTTGGTTTCCTTGGACTTCGGAGGCCTCACCTGGTCGATCTGCATGGTCCTGGACACAAACACGGTGGTGTTCCCCATCCCCATGTTGACCCTGCCAGCCCGAGGCTCAGGTCCGGTCTGAGTGTCCTGGGACTTGTAGTTCGCCTTGGCTCTGACCCTGCTGATCTGACGCATCTTCACGTCCATCCGCACGCCAGTTGCCCTGCCGGCGGTCCTCGGATACTTCTTCTGCAGGTCGAGGCGGTGGATCTTGCCCCCGACGGCAGAGATCGTGAAGGTGACACAGGAGCGGGGGAACTCCGCCCGCATCGCCTTGACGATCTTGGCGATCGTCAGGTAGGCCCCGCGCGTGCCCGAGTACAGGAGCTCGAGGTGCGCGATCTCCTGAGAGGTCCACCTGCTGTTCGGGGAGTCGGTCTTTGTCATCATCAACAGAAGTCTCGTTTTGTTGCGTACAAGTTTAACGACCAATCCTCATGGTCTTTCTACGTTGACAGCATTCTCGTTTTCCTGACAGCAATTGCATCCTTCTGTTCTCATGACCTTTCTACGTTGACAGGAACTTCGTTTTGGAACCAGCAATTGCATCCTTCTTTTCTCATGACCTTTTGGGGTTAACAGAAATCTCGTTTTCCGCGTTGCAATTGCATGCTTCAGTTCTCATGGTCTTTTGGGGTTGACAGAAATCTCGTTTTGACCCGTAGAAGTTTAACTGATCCTGTGAGCCACATACGCCGGGTGTGTGCCTCATCGGCCGGCCAGTGTGCCGGATGTGTGGCCAGAGGTTCAGGTGTGAGCCGCATACGCTAGCAGTGTGCCTCATCGGTCGGTTCCCCGACAGGTGTGTGGCCAGAGGTTCAGGTGTGAGCCCTCATTGCCAGGTGTGAGACTCACAGGCGCGGACGGGATCTTGTGCGACGGGTGCAGATCCGATGTGTGGCTCACTGGCCGGGTTGTGAGGCTCACTGCTCCGCTGTGGTCCGGATGTGGGGCGTGTGTGCCAGGTGTGTTGGTCAACAGAAGTCTCGTTTTAGTCCGTACAAGTTTAACTTCCATTCCTCATCTTCTGCCAACGTTAACAGGAACTTCGTTTTGATCCAAGCAATTGCATCGATCAGTTCTCATCTTCTGCCAACGTTAACAGAAATCTCGTTTTAGCCGACGCAAGTTTACCGATCTTTCCTCATGGTCTTTCTACGTTAACAGAAATCTCGTTTTATTCAGTGCAAGTTTAACTGCACTCCTCCCGGAAGCGCCGGCAGTTGCCCTGGCCTCGGTCCCCGCGTTCGTCCTTGAACATGCAGGCGCGGCGCAGCCGCTCGCAGCGGCCACCTCTACCACCGCCACCAATGATGTCGCCGATGCCCCCAATGACGCCGCCGCCGCCGCCGCCTCCCCTTCCACCGCGCTCATCTCCGCACTGCTCTCGGAAGCGCCGGCAGTTGCCGTCGCCCCGCTCGCCCAGCGAGTCACGCATCAGGCAGGCTTGGCGCAGAGATCGGCAGTCTTGTGCCTCGACGAGGGTCGGGATCAGCCCGACGGTTGCGAGGGAAGCGGCGATCAGGAGTGCCTTGAGCATTTGGTTGTTTCCCCTTGGTTGACAGAAATCTCGTTTTGGAACCAGCAAGTTTACCGATCCGCTCTCATCTTCTGGTGACGTTGACAGAAATCTCGTTTTATTCCCAGCAAGTTTACCGACCGATCCTCATCTCTCTTCAACGTTGACAGAAATCTCGTTTTGATCAGTGCAAGTTTACCGATCAATCCTCATGGTCCGTTGGGGTTGACAGAAATCTCGTTTTGATCGGTAGAAGTTTAGCTTTCAGCTCTCATCTTCTGCCAACGTTGACAGAAATCTCGTTTTCCTGACAGCAAGTTTAATCATCCTCGCCTGTCGTCTGGAAGGCTTCGTCCTCGATCTCAGTAAACTCTGCGTCCACGACCGACGGGTCGTCGGGCAGGGATGGGTCGTGCTCGATCAGGGTCGGCGGGCGGTAGCCCCGGTCCAGGAGCTGCTGCCTGAGCTGGGCGGCGGTCATCTTCGGGCCGCCGTCTGCGCCGACCGCCGCAGCCGTGATCGTCGCATCGACCTGCTTGGGGATGATCTTGCCGACGAGCGGACCGAAGATGTCGGGCTTCTTGCGGGACAGCCACACCAGGTAACCGATCGCTCCGTCCTTGCCCTTCCCGTCTGACCCGCTCTTGTGCATGGCGTCGATCACGAGCTCTTGGACGATGCGCCCGTTCTTGTTGGGAATGCCCTTGCGGGTCTTCGTGGCCTTGTCGCCCTTGTGGAGCGGCTTGAGGCCCCGGTATTGGGGCAGGTCCAGCTTCGGAGATCTTGATCCGGCCATCCGACACCAAATCTAGTTGTTTGACGGACCGATGAAGGAACCGAACCTGGGCGTCGACCTGGCCGAGCGACGATAGGGGCCGCTTCCGGACCTTTTTCGAAACCACAAACTCCTATTAGGAACGTTCGCTGGACCCACCGGACCCGACGGTCTGGACGGGGAGGGGCTCCCTATACTGCTCCTACCCTTATTTTAACCCCTTTTCCCCCCTTTCCTACCCGACGGGACAGCATATTCTCACACACACACGTGCAAAGAATATCCGTCCAGGCGTCCAGTTCCTCGGCTAACCATCTTGTAATCAAACAATTTTTTGATAGGACGCGTCACTGGACGCCTGGACACGAAAATGGCGGCACCCGTTTTCTGATCTGGACGGCCCGACGGGTGGAGGACGGGTCCGGACGGGTCAGCCCAACGGGGGCACCCGTCCGCGATGCTGCCGGGGTACTTCCGCGTTCAGATCCTGGTCCGTTCGGCTCAGGGTGGTGTGTCCGCCCTGCCGGTTCGCAAGGAACCCAGCCCTCGCATTCCAGTGCGCCAGCCCCGCCTCGTTCAGCTTCAGACCGCCCACGTGCCGCTGCGGCTGCCCGAACTTGTCGAACTTGAACATTGCGCTATCCGGGTGGAACTTCAGGGCCTTCGCGAATGCGCCAGGCGACGGGATCGGCAGGCCGTGGTTCTCCTCTCGCCAACTGTGAAACGCCGCGTAAAGATCCGCGCTGACGTTCATCGCGGTCCGGTCGTACTCGCAGCAATCCCTGACGAAGCCGATCGAGATGTTGCTGTCCTCCCGGAGCTCAGCCGAGGCCTCGTCCATGTCAGGAGTGTACGAGTAGTGGCCCCTCGCCAGGGCCCGCTTCATCCCGGCAATAGCCCAGTTCAGGACGCCTGACTTCTCCTCCTCAAGCACCCAGTCCGCCGGAGACGAGTAGCCCCTCGCAACCGCCTCAGCGGCCACGCCCGTCGGGCGCAGGGGGTCGAACACCGTCCGGATGCGCAGGATGGCCAGGCGGTTCTCCATTGCCCTGCTCATCTCCCTGAACTGCGGCATCACGTTCGCGCCCCAGAACGACGGCCCGCGGTAGACGTGCGCGGTCTGGGCACCGTTCTTGATGTTCACCCCGACGGGGTCCGACGACAGCAGCGCCTTCACCATCGAGCTGATCTCCCACTTGGACTGATCGAAGGCTTCGTGCAGGACCCAGGGCACGCTGCGGAGGAACGGCTCCGTGCCGTGCGGCTTTGAGAGCTGGTCGATGGGCTGCGTGATCGGGGCGTTCGTTATCAGGCCGCTGAGGACGTTCAGGAGGGTCGACTTGCCGGAGTTGCTCTCGCCGACCAGGACCAGAGCCCGCATCAGCGCCTTCTGCTTCCGGGCCAGGAGCGCCATGCCTAGGTTCTCCTGGATGAATGCGACCGCGCCGTCGTCCTTCACGATGTCCTTGAGCGTCCGCATCCAGATCGGGCAGGCGGCCGCCGGGTCGTACTCGCACTCGATGCGGGCTGTGGCGTAGTCGTCCGGCCTATGCGGCCGGTGGTGCATGGTTTCCAGGTCGACCAGGCCTGACTGCGTTGAGATCATCCCGTGCGCGTCCCACTGCACGTCAGCTTCGTCCTGGTGGATCTCCCCCATCCGCTGCAGGTGGGCGATCGTCTCATTGATCACGGTCGTCGTGGGCACGATGCCCAGGGCGTCGCACCCGACGTTGATCTCTCGAGCTAACCAGGACTTTTCCTCCTTCGTCACCCCGTACATCGCCCACAGCCCATCCCGGTAGCGCCAGGGCACAGAGCCGATGTACATGAGCTGCTCGCCCCGCTGCTCCAGAGCTGCCAGGACGCCGGCGGCCAGGACCACGTGGGCGTCCTTCTTGCCCTTTTTCTTCCTCCCCTCCTTGGGCTCAGGCCGGGGCTCGCTCTTCCGCTGCGCACGGACCTGGTCGAGGTGCACCACCTGGGCAGCCCTCCCCGTCGGGCGGGGTGCTGGCTTCGGCATGGAGGCGAGCTGCTGCATGCCCCGGTTGGCCTGCAGGGAGGCCAGCTCCGGCGGCTCCCCGCCCATCGCTTCGTCTAGGATCTCGCCGCTGTCGTCCTCAGGATCGTGTGAGCCCTCATCGGCCGTGAGTGCCCTCTCTTCCTCCACTTGGTCCTCTGGCGGCTCCGCCGGGAACTCGTGGCCCACCTTCTTGATCCACCCCCGCATCGCGCCTCGGACCTTCCGGCGCTCGACGTCCATGTTCCAGCTGTCCTCGGCGACGCGCTCTAGGGCCTCCATCATCTTGGCCTCGACGAAGTCCTCGGTGTAGCCCTGGGACAGCATGCCCGACGTGACGTCGCGGATGGTCAGGTGGACGGAGAAGGTCTCGTCTATGCCCTCGTCCCGGCGCTGCTCCAGGTACTCCATCCGGGCCAGGCGGTCCCGCCAGTCGATGTGGTCGGTGTAGCCCTGCAGCTCAGCCACCCGGAGGAACGGGTTCTCCTGCTCCGCCACCTTCCGCTCCCGGACCTTTCGCGTCAGCACTGGAGGGGCCTCCTGGGCGGCCAGGGAGCCCAGCCAGGCGCTCAGCACCGCTCGGGGGTACCTTTCCCCCTCGCCAGCCAGCACGCGCACCAGCGCCCACGCCCCGGCTTTGGTGTTGTGGGTTCCCGGAACCCGGAGCAGGGTGACAGCGTGCCGGGTCGCCTTGTCCCCCGCCAGGTGGTTTCCAAGGACTTGGAGTTCCGCCTCGTAGGCTCTGACGTCCTCGGGTCCGGGCGCATCCGTCGGGTCGGTGAAGAACCAGTAGGCGTGGACGCCCCCTCCGGACCTGTGCATTCGGCTGGGCGGGTTCGGCAGGGCGGCCAGGGCTGCCAGGACCTCGTCCTCGGTGTTCAGGATGTCCTTGAAGTCGATGTCGACGTGCAGGCACGTCAGGGCGGCCACGTTGGGCTTGACCCGCTTGTGCCCCTTCAGGATCGGGCTGACGCAGTGGAAGCAGCCCCGCTCGGCCCTGTCGTGCTTGACCAGGAACCGGCGGATGCGCTCTGGGTCCCTCGTCAGGACGTGGACTTCGCCCTTGCCTGACTGGCCCCGGACGTTGGGCAGGCTGCACACGTAGACGGGGTGGTCGTGCCCCTGCAGCATGTAGTCGACATAGAGCGTCAGGTCGGCGCCGGGGCCGACTTCTTCGTTAATCTCAGTCACAATCTCACCCCGCCGTTGTCACGAACAGACGGTTGGGGGACCGACCCGAGCCAAATTCCCGGATCGATCCCCCGCTCAGACCGTCAGGTCAGCGGCGCCTTGCGGTGCCGCCGTTCTTCTTGGCAGGTGCAGCAGCCCTCTGCGCCGGAGTGGCCGCGCGCTGGTTCGGGCGGGCTGCCCTGACGGGAGCCTCCTCAGCCTGCGCCTCGGCCTCCTCGCCGGCCTCCTCCCCCTCGTCGCCAGCGTCAGCCGGGTCGGAGGGGGTGTACTCGAACAGGGACTTCTCCTCCCATCCGACGACCTTCATCGTCGGCACCTTGATCCATCCGAACTCGGGGTTGGAGTGCTTGTACTTCCTGACGCCGACGGCCACGATCGGCCACTCGTCGGGACGGGTCCGCATCTCCTTGCCGTAGACTTTGCAAAGGTCGCCCATCATGCCCAGGCCGCCCTTCGACGAGGTGGCGAACGTGAACAGCTGCTCCTCCTCGGCTTGGTCCCCTGGGGTCTTGAGGAGCAGGTAGTTGCTGTACTGCCAAGGGTCCCGCGCCTTGCCCTGGTCGTCGACCTCCCACTGCTCCTCGTCGGAGTCACCCAGCTCTTCGCGTCGAGCGGGCCGGAAGCCGGACGCCAGCGGACCCATGAGCTGTTCCGCGGGCTTGTTGTCCACCCACTTGATCCAGCCGATCATGAGCTGGTTCATGTTGCAGGTGTACTCTGTGCCCTCTTCGATCTCCTCGTCGTCCTCGCCGCACAGCCAGTCCCCCTTGTTGAACTTCAGGAGCTGCCCGACGATGAACCGACCGGCGAACTGGTCGCCGTAGGCCTCGAAGGCGTTGCGCTCGTTCACTCCGCCGACGGACGTCTGGGCGGGTCGGGCCACGGCGGTGCCGGTGCTCGGTGGTGCCTCGTCTGCTGGCGGGATGATCGTCTCACGGTTTGGTGCGCGTGGTGTGCTTCTTACCATTTTTCTGTCTGCCTTCTGCTGTTTCACTGCTTGCTGCTTTCGATCCACATCGGGCAGGGTGCCCTAGTGGGGACGCAACGTGGTGGAGAGTGATGTTCCCACCCCGCCTATCCGCGCGCCCGGAGCTGCTTCTTCCGGGGCGTGGAGTTCTTTGTGGCCTCAGCCTCGAGCGCCACCCTGACCATCAGCATGTCCGACGGGTCGCCGGTCGTGCTGTATGCCTCGACGTCCACGCCAGCCTCGGTTGCTGCGGCGCGGATGCCCTTCATGTCGTAGTTCCGCCGGCCCTTCACGGCCGACCAGGTCACCACGCCGGGGATGCGGCGGATGCCCTTGTCCTTCAGCCTGTCCTTGATGAGCTGCTTCTGGGTGTTCAGGGCGATCTCGGCCTTGTCTTTCAGGCCGTCCAGGCGCTCGTGCTCCCGGCACAGGTCGGTGATCTCAGCGGTGAACTGGGGGTCGGCTGCCGCCTCAGACTCCGGGACGGAGTGGCGGACGATGCCGCAGGCCTGGGTGAACGGGCAGTACTCGCACTCCTTGCCGCCGGCGATCCACCCCTCCGGGGGCAGCTCGTCGGGGCGGGTTGCGGTCTTGATCCGGACGGCGCGCTTGTGGCCTGCGTCGTAGACCTTCGGGTCGAACTTGATCGCGAACTCGTGGACTTCGTCCAGGAAGGAGGCGTCCATGTAGGACAGGATCGCGTACTCCGGCTTGTAGACGGTCAGCTCCCGGACCAGGCCGAGCTGCATCTGCGTCTGGAACTCGTTCTCCTCCTTGGCCCTCGACATGTTCACGCGGGGGTCCACCGACTTGCACTCGACCAGGACGCACTGCCCCGCGCCGATGTCAGCGATCCCGAAGTCCTTCAGGAGCAGGTCCCGAGGCTGGTCGATCAGCAGCCCGTCTGGGGTCGCCGACGCGTATCGGTCGTTGAAGGTCTTCTGGTCCTTCCCGGCCCACAGGAGCTTCTTGCCGTACTTCCTGCGCATGGCGGGGACGTAGAAGTGCTGCTCGAGCAGCTTGCCCCTGGCCCTGGCGCCCCATCGGTCGCCGTGCCCCTCGTCCACTCGCCCCTCGGTCTTCACCCAGTACATCCTGCGGGAGCAGAGCCCGATCTCCGACGCGCCGATCGTGCGCTGCCGGTCCATCACGAACGTCGTCTCCATCGTTGGTGACAGCGCGTAGGCTTCCAGGGCTTCTCTAATCATGTGGGATCTTGCTCACGTCGATGGTGGCGTCGTAGTCCCGCAGGGCATCGTCAGCGAACAGGAGCGCGTTCGCCCGCATCTGGGCGATCCGTTCGCGATTGCGGAGGATGACGACAGCGTTCATTGCGCCCGGGATCTGAAGCTGGGCGGACACCGCCGCCACGTACGCGTCGCCCCAGAACTTGGCTCGAAGCTCGTGAACTTTTTCTTTTTTGACAAAGATGTCAGGCCTGGGAATTGTCATTCGGCATCTTCCTTCGGGTTATCTGAAGCCCCGCCGTCCGCGCTGGCACCGCACGCGGATGGTCTGAGGCGAAACGGGGCCGACTGCGTGACCAGCCGACCCCATCCCGCTTACGCTGCGATCTGCAGCGGCACGCAATCCGAGGACAGCGGCATGCCAGGTCTCGGTCTGCACCGAAACTGGATGATCGTGCCCGTCGGGGTGGCCTGCACGGACTGGATCATATCCTTCCGGTCCATGATCGACTGCGCCCTGGCCATGATCGCCAGCCGCTCATCGCGCTGCTTCTGCTTCAGCGTGCGTCGCTCCACGCTGCCGAAAAGGTTGCCCAGGAAGTCGTCCATGGACTCTTCGCGGCGTGGCGTGGGAACGAACTCTACTCGTCCGCACATCGAAGCCTCCTTGTCTACGCACAGGGGTCAACTGGGGAAGGTGCGTGCGCTTCCAGCCTGCCCGACGGGGACCATACCACTTCGGCCCAGCGAGGCCACTAGGAATTTGAGGGTTGTCCCCCAGCAGTGTGAATGCGAAACAAGCGGAGCTGACTGGACGACTCCAGCATCAGGGGATGGCGGGGATGCCCGTCCTTCGTCAGACCAAGGCAATGCACCGGAATGCCCTGTCGGTCAAGCATCGAGAACACATGCGTATTCCTGGCGTTGAACTTCTCCCGGTCGGGGCAGGCTTGTGGGAACCTCTTCAGTTGCCCCCAGGCTGCCACTACGATGCCGCCCTTTGCCCGGACGTCCTTGGACTCGTCGCGGATGAAGCCGTCGTTCAGAGGTCCGATCGGGTCCTTGGCCCTCATCATCTCCGCAGGCTCGGTCGCCCGCCAGGCGAAGAGGTTCACCACCCGGACGGAGCCGAACCCGAGGCTGGCCCCGAAGCCAACGCACCGGCGGATGGTGGGGTCGTCGGCCTCGGCGTCCGCGGTGGACGGGTTCAGCATGATGAAGAGCAGGGGCTCGCGCTCGGTGTTCCAGGTCCTCCAGAGGGCGTAGCGGTACTCCTGCCTCTTGCCGCTCAGGACCGCCCCGGCGACGGCGGAGGGCTTGGCCCTCACGTCAGGATCTCCTTCTTCTGCGGCAGCGGGCGCTCCCCTCGGGTGAAGTGGACGAACCAGGCCTTCATCCCGACGGAGTGGAAGCGGTTTTCGAGCTGGTTCAGCAGGCCGAGGCACTCCTCCAGGTCCTCCTTCTCCATCGCCTCGAGCATGTCCAGGGATGCCACGGGGGTGTTCTTGCCGATGGGCCGGGTCTCGAGCTCCGCCCGACGGAGCATGACCAGGAACTGCTTTGGCGGGATCTTCATGTTGTCCTCTTTCTTGGTGGCTTGTCGCGGAAGCCTCCGCCCCTGCCAGCGGAGCGGACGATGTTGAACTCGGGGTTGTCGTGCTCGCACTGGCCCCAGCTTGCGCCGATCCCGGCGTCCACCCGCAGGGGGACCAGCAGGTCGACGCAGTTTTCCATGAGGCGGTCTATGTGGGTGAGAGCCTCTCTCGCCTCATTTGTGTTCGGGCAGCTCCCCGTCAGCTCGTCGTGGACGGTCATCAGGGGGATGCCGGCGGCCGCAGCCGCGCCCGACTCCCAGACGTCCACCATCGCCATCTTCATGATGTCAGCCGCCGAGCCTTGGGTCCGGGCGTTCAGGGCTTTGTGGCAGAAGGCGCGCTTCGCCCCTGGAACCTTGTGGCGGAGGATGGTCGTGGTTCGCTCCCCGGCCTTCCACTTGTTCAGAGCCCACGCGTTGAAGCGCCTCTTCCTGCCGAGGAGGGTGATGATCTCCCCGGTCCGCTCGGCCAGGTTCATCAGGCGGTGGATCAGGGGGCGCATGAAGGGCGCACCCCGGTGGTACGCGTCGAGCAGCTTCTCGCCGGCCTGCCGGGACAGGTTGAGCTGAGCGCAGAGCTTCTCCACGCCCTCGCCGTACGCGATGCCGAAGTTCACGGTCTTGGCCGGTCCCCTCTCCAGCCCTGTCATCTCGGCCAGCTTTGCGTGGAAGTCCGTGTTGGGGTCGCTGCGGTAGGCCTCGACGACCTCCATCGCCCCCTTCAGCCCCATGTCCGCCGCGTCGTGCGCCAGGAGCCGGTACTCGATCTGGGAGTAGTCCTTCTTCCAGAAGATGTGGCTCTCATCGTCCCGGATGAACATGGCGCGGATCAGCTTTCCGTCGTCGGTCCTGACCGGGATGAACTGCAGGTTGGGTCCCGACGAGCTGAAGCGCCCGGAGACCGCCCCTCCGCCGTCCGACTTGAGCTGGTTGAAGTTGCAGTGGATGCGTCCGTTGATGTGGCCGTCGAGGATGCAGCCCCGCAGGAAGGTCCCCCGGAACTTGTCGAGCCGTCGGACCTCGATGATGTTCCTGGCCATCTGGTGGTCGCAGGTCTCCAGGAAGTCCTTGCGGAAGGACGGCTTGTCGGTCTTGGGGGTCCGGGGGTAGGGGATGCCAGCCTCGTCGAAGGCGGGGGCGATCGAGTCCGCAGCCCAGACCTCGATCTCCATTCCGGCGTCGCGGTTCAGCTTCTTGTGGAGCTTCGCCTGGTCCTTGGTCATCTTGTCGTAGAGCTGCTCCGCCCGGTCCAGGTCCACCCGGACGCCCCTCTTCTTCATCGCCTTCAGCATCGGGATCAGGCGGCTCTCGAGCAGGAACAGGTCCCACAGCCCCTCCGCCTCGAGCCTCGGCTTCTGCTTCTGGAAGATCTTGATCGGGTGGTTGACGTCGCCGATCGCGTACTTCGCCACGACCGACGAGGGGGCGCGCCAGATGTTGGCCTTGGGGTTCTTCCGGCCGAAGTTCTTGACCAGGAACTCGTCCAGCTCGTCGTCCAGCTTTCCGATCCCCAGGTAGTCCTTCGACAGCGCCTCGAGCCCGTAGCTGAACCTGTCCTCGTCGAGCAGAGGCTCGGCGTTCTGGATGTCGTAGGGCACGCCGCCGATGTCGGTCACCCCCTCCTTGTCCAGGAAGCCGTAGTCGTAGAGCAGGTTGGCTCCGATCTTGGGGGTGCTGGTCCTGAGCTCCTGCCTGAGCCAGCCGAAGACCTTCGCCCTGTCCAGGTTGTCCGGGTCGTTCTCGTGGGCGACCGGGTAGTAGCGTCGGAACCCCGCCTCCGTCCCGACGGCGACGCCGGCCACGAAGGTGTCGGGCTTGTGCCACCCCGGCCCGTCGGTCTTCAGGCCTGGGTCCTTCGTCTCGCAGTCGACGGCGATCGCCCCCTGTCCTGCGAGGGAGGGGAACAGCTCGTGGCCTGGCAGGTCCCTCAGGCGTGCGGTTGCGTCCATGCTATCCTGCCCTCGGGTTGGCGTTGATCCAGGAGGCCAGCGAACGCCGCCTCTGGGCTGCCGTCGGTGGTTCTGGCCGGCTCAGGCCGAGCGCCGGATCGGGCTCGCGGACGTTCAGGGAACTCGGCGAGATGACGCCAAAGTTCAGCAGGACCTTGATCGAGCGGTGCGCCATCTCCTTGCATTCTGCGACCTGCCGGTTCTGGCCCTCGGTCTGGGGGTTCATGATCATGTTCATGGCCAGCTCCTCGACGGGCTGCGGGTACCTGGCGCGCGCCCTGTCCCGCAGCACGTCGACCAGGATCTGGTGGAGCATCGGCAGGAAGAACGGCTGCAGCTCGATCTCGGCTGGAGTCATGGGTCGCAGGCGTATCAGCGGCGACGGCAAAGCCGCCATCTCCTGCGCCTGCGCCTCGTCGCGGGTCCTTGGAAACCACCTGGCGGGGGTGATGCACCGGACCCAGTCGCCGCTGTGCAGAGCAGCGTCCGGGTTCTCGAGGGTCGCCCACTCGGTGCCCGGTCCGCGTCTGACCTGCAGGACCCATCCTCCGCCCAGCACGTCGCTCCTCCGCTGGGGGGTGGAGAGGTAGGGATGGTTCGCGACGCGCACGCCGGTGTGGCTGTACGCGTCCTGGGGGATGGCGTTCGGCATCCTCGGAGCCGAGCTCTCGATCGGTCCGCCGCCGCCGCGGGAGTAGGCCCGGTCGACCTGAGCCTGCCCGAGCTGCTCGAACGGGTTGGCGTCTGGCCCCGGCCGCTCGTAGACGAGCCTGCTGAGCCTTCCGACCTCCCGACGGGCTCGGCTGAGCTCTTCGCTCGTTTCGATCCGGGCCTGCCGCTCCATCATGAGCTGCTGCTGCAGTCGCTCATCGGGTGGCGGGATGTCCGCCGGGGGCGGCAGGGGGCGGTTCGGGTTGTCGCTGATCCACTTGAACAGGCGGGCGAAGAGGTTCGCATCCTGCACCTGGCTCGGCGTTGGGACAGACCCCGGCGGGCAGACCCGCTCGGCGTACTGGCGGAACCACTCCTCGATCTCCTGCGCCAGGTTGCCGGTCGCAGGCCGTGCGGCCGCAGGCCGTCCGGGCTCTGACCGGAGCCGCCGGCTGATCTGCGGGAAGGCGGTGTTCTGGTCTGCGCTCCCAGGTGGCTCTTCGTCAAACTCTTCGGGCATGGCTCCAATTCCTGTGCTGTCTTGGATGGTTTGCCGGGTGGTGCCCCCAGTAATCACACTTTGGGGCAGAGTGCCAATCGTCTGCGCGATCTCCAGGGCCGCGCGCATGCCGGCCAGGATCTGCTCGGGGGTGACCTGGGGTGCTGGCGTGCTCGTCACCGTCGTGCTCAGCGGCACCAAGTCAATGGGCATCAGTCTGCCCTCTCCAGAACTTCGCTGATCCTCTCGCGGACTTCGAGCTGCAGCCGCCCCTCGGCCTGCGCCAGCTCGACGTCCGCGCTGTCCGGCCGACGGCTGATCGTGCGGAGGCACTTCTCGATGTGACGGATGCGGGCGGACAGGATGGACTTCTGGGCGGCCTTGCGCCGGAGGAAGTCAGCCCTGGCGAGCTCGTAGGTCGGCCACGCCCACTGGCGCTTGACGCCGACCCGCATCAGCCTGCCGTCGTCTGAGCGGACGGACTTCTGGTGGACCATCCCGATGCGGATGAACAGCACCACGACCGCAGAGCTCCACGGCCCGTCGGGGGTCCCGAACTCGTTCACCCCTCCGGCGTATCGCCGGTCCTCGACGCGATACCAGACGTCCCCGACGGAGACGCCCTCAAGCTGGGTTGGGCTCATCGGCGACCACCCTCTCTGACGTGGTGAAGGGGTGCCGCTGCCGATCGCACTGGCGCTTGCGGACGACGTGGTCTTCGACCCTCCGGGTGATGATCACGTGGCTGGGTCCGCTGCACACCGGGCACGGGACAGAGGCTCCGCCCCTCGTCCGCTTCGGCTTCTGTCTGGGCATCACTTCCTCATCATCGAGTCGCCGAAGCGCTGGACCCACTGGTGCGTGAAGTCTGTGTCGGGGGACAGGTCGCCCCGGATGATCTCCCGGACGGTGTCCCTGATCCTGGCCGCCGCCTCCTCGTCGCTGGCGCAGACCATCTGGGCTCCGAAGTTGCCGGGGTCCAGGCGGTTGACCCTGCCTCCGAAGATCTCGTTGCGGCGCTTGGATGGGTTGAGGGCGAAGATCATGAACTCGTGGGTCGCCCCCGGAATGTAGAAGCGGATCGGTTGCTCGTCAGGTGCAGGGCGCAGGTGGACGAGCGACAGGACGTAGGAGTGCCAGATCGGATGGGCCCAAGGGCACTCGATCAGCCACAGGGCCACCGACGCGGGGAACGGCCTCCCGTGGATGTGCCAGTAGCCGACGTGGTCCGTCGGGACCAGCCAGGCCTCGCCGCGCAGATCAGACTCGCTCGGGGGAACCCCGACGGGGTCAGCCCGGACGGCGGCCATCGCCCGCTGCCGGTTCTCCTGGACCATGTCCTCGGCCATCTTGCGCTCGTCCATGGGGCTACCCTCCTAACCTTGCCTAAACTTCCTCGAACTGGATGCGGCCGGCGGCCGTCCACCGCTGGACATCTCGGCGGGAGATGCCCCTGGTCTTGAGCTGGGCCTCGGTGAGGCCGACCCTCAGCTTCTTATATCTCAGGAAGGCCTGGGTGGTGGGCAGGCAGGGGTTGGGGTCCACCCGGACGAGCCTTGGCCCCAGGTGCTCAGGGGAGCGCGCCACGGGGCGTGGGGGCCAGGGGGGTGGGTTGTATGGGCCGACCTGGATTGCGCGACCAGTGACCCGCTCTATGCAACTGCGGGCCTCCTCGGTGCCGATCCTGAGGAGCGCCAGGGCCAGGTCGGCTCGGGTGACGGCTCCGAGGGGTATTCCGTGGGTGACGAAGTAGGACGTCAGGTCGAGCTGGACTTGCGCCGGCAGGGCTGTGAGCAGCGTGGACTGCCAGGCGGGGTCAGCCATTGGACTTCCCTTTGGTCGTCCGGGTGGAGGAAGTTCCGCCCCTCGCACCCGGACCAAATTACGCCAATCGGATTAGCCTACAAGGCTGATGTGACCGTCGCGAACCGTGTTGGTCAGCCACTGGCGAGCGTTGCGGCGTTCAGCCGTCGGGAACTTTGCCAGGTACTTCCCGATGCTGATGCCACCGCGCATCTTCTCGTAGTGGGCGTGGGCATCCGTGCCTTCGCGGCGCGGGTTCTCGTCCGCCTTCAGGCGGATGACCTGCTCGTCGCGGGTTCGGGTCCGGGTCGCCGACGTGCCGTTGGCTGCCGGGGTTCGGGCGGCGTCGGTCGCTGACTTGGGCGTGACCTTGCGGGCGGTCGCCGGGGTCTTCTTCGCTGCCTTCTTGGCTGCGGTCTTCGGGGCCTTCTTCTTCGCTGCAGTCTTAGCCATTGTACTCTCCTGCGCCGTGGCGCTGTTTACACTGTCGGTTGGCTCCTGAACATCTCCCTGCTGGGGTCCGTCCAGGACTTCTAGGTGATAGTTCGGGATGGTCTGGAGGGAGCCGGAGTGCATCCAACGCACCTCCGATTGCTCCGGGCCGGACCGAACCAGCTCCCCGACGCGCTTGCCCTTGACGAAGCGGACGTAGACTCTGCCCTGCTTCGGTTCGGGTCCGTCGGTGGAAGTCTTCTTGCTCGTCATGTGGGGTCCTCCAGCTCCCCGATCGATCTCTCTTACCAAGCTCTTGGACAATATGTCCATACCCGTAGCATGCATCAAGACCTTTGAAGAGGTGTCAACGGCTGTGATTTTCCCTGCGGGCTGTCGGGCCATCAGGCCTGGAGTGATCACTTCCTGCTGTCCCACTCATCGAGCATCCAGCCTACGATGCATCCGACGGCGATGGCTGCGATGGACGCCAAGATGACGCTCCAGAGCCTCTCGGGCTTTGAGATGACCAAGGCTCCGGCCGCCGTCAGCGAGACGGCGACCAGGCACTTGATGAGTAGATTTCCGTCCAACTTACGCCAGGCGGACCAGCGGTCGATCGCCACGACGCTTACGGCGCAGAGACAGCAGGCCAAGGCCAAGGAAGCCCAAGCCCATCATCGCCCACGTCGCAGGCTCAGGTACGCCAGCGATCTGCTGGCCGGGGATGAGCCCGGCCTGTCCAGTTGCGTAGCCGGTATCAAACGCGCCGCCGTCCGGATTGAGCGGGTTGAACGCGAAGATGTGGTCCGACACTACCCGGTTGTTGGAGTTGAGAGCGAAGATGCTCGCAACGCTGTTCCACTGCCCCGTCGGATTGTCGAGCGTGAAGTGGAACTCCGTGACCGACCGCGTGAAGCCGTCGAACATGTTGATGGAGGTGTTGAAGTCCCCCCACGTTCCGCCGTTGCTCGAATTGATGCTCAGGACGGATGTCGGCGGGTTGGTGCCGTTGATGAGCGGCGTCCAACCGATGCCGCTGATCAGATAGTTCGTTGCGGAGAAGTTCAGGTCGAACGCCCCTTGCCCTCCGAACGAGTAGCCGGTCGCCGCCTGATAGCTGAAGGACGCCGTGTCTCCGTCGATCAGGTTCACAGTCAGCGTGCCGTACGGCGGCAAGAACTGAGCCGGCAGATTGCTCTGCGTCAGGCTCAGGGTTGCACCAAAGGATGGTGCAATCATTGCTGCCCCCATGGCAGCAGCCAGCAGTAGTTTTTTCAACATATTTCTCTCTCCGCGTTGTGACGCATCGGGTGCGCCGTCCCTACTCCCTACACCACTTTACACTCTTTGAAGGGGGAGACTTTCGCTGCCTCCTGCCCCTTTTCACGCAGCTTTCTTCTTGGACTTTGCCCCGCGCCTGGTCGGGACGATCGCCCGGTGCCGGCCCTTGGCGATCCACTCGGCAGCCTTCTTGAGTTCCGCCTCCTCGTCGATCCTGGTCCCCCGACGGGGCTCCAGGGTGTAGCCCGCCGCGGTCATCATCGCTGCGATGGTTGCGAACTGCGGCCGGCGGGTCGGACCCTCGAAGATGTTCTTGGCCGTCGAGTAGGCGACCCCGGACAGCTTCGCCACGCGGGAGACGAACCTCTCGCCCAGGGCGTCCTGCAGGGCGGTCCGCGCCTTGTCGCAGATGGGGTCCTTCTCGATGAAGTTGTAGGTCCGGTAGACGTGGATGCGAGGCATCAGCCCTCCTGGTTCGTTGCGGCCGCCACGGCCTTCTTGCCGGCGGGCGTGAGCTCGTAGCAGGCCTTCCGCCCCGCCACCTTGGTCGACCGGGCCAGCTTGTCGCGCTTGAGCTTCCCGATCGTCGCCAGAGCCGACGAGTCGGCCAGGCCAGCGTCTCGGAAGATCGTCCGCAGGTCGTCCATGCACTGCTTGCCCTTGGCGGACAGCGCCACCAGGATCAGGGCGCGGCCCGACATCTTGGCTGCGCCGGGGATCGTGCCGTCCTGGTTCGCCTGGTTCCTCTTCAGGTCAAGGTCCAGCCTCGCCACACCGGGCATCGCGTTGAGCACGTTCACGACTCGGCCGAAGGCCGCCTCGTCCACGTGCGCAACGATCTTCATCATCTTTGCCATTCAGTTCTCCTGTGCCATTTTGAAGGGTTCGGGGGAGCCGAGCGGGGTTCAAAGCCCTCGGCTCCCCCTCGTCAGCCCGAGTCGTGACTCTCGGACCCAACGATCTCAGTTGACCTGCTCTCCGGCAGGCTGGTGGGCAATCGCGAGCTGGAGCCCCGCCGGCTCGCTCAGCGTCTGGTCGGCGTGCAGCGTGGCCGTCAGGACGTCCGCCGTCTCTCGGACGGCAAACCCTCCGCCGTCGGCGAAGGTGATGCGGGTGCCCACGCGGCCGTCGTGGCGGGGGTAGTAGGTCCGGACGAAGGAGCCGTTCAGGATGCAGACCTCGTCGGTCTCGCCGGTGTGGCGCGAGCTCCGGATCTTCGTGACCTTGACGAACTTGGACATCAGCTCGGGGGCCACCGCACGGATCTTCTCGACCAGCTTGTCCATGGTCTCGAAGACCGCGAAGCCCTTCCCGTCGGCGAACGTGATCCGGCTGCCCGGACGGTTGTCCTTGCGGGCGTAGAAGCAGCGGATGAAGGCGACGTTGATGACCGACGGCTCGCCCTGGAACAGCGGGGGAGCAGCCGCACCGGGCTCCTCGTCGAACTCCTGATCGTCGTCGATCTCGTGGTGATCCTCGTACTCGCTGGAGCCCCCTCCAACCTTGTCGACCGTGATGAACTTGGACATGTCGTCCTCCGATACTAGGCCCACGATTGCTCCGGCTGTGGGCGAGGGCCGGCCTTGCCGGGGGAAGGTCCCCCGTGTGAGAGTCCGACGGGGCTGGGCATCGCTGCCCGAACCCGGCACAGGTAGCCCCGTCGGCTGGGCGGCGAACGGGCCGCCCGGTTGTTCGTGGATATTCCAGATGGCGTAGAGGGTAGCAGCGGCCATCGTCCGCTCCGCGTCGTTGTCCAACGCGCGCATCGTGATCTTGGACGTGTACTTCGTCCGGGTCACGGGGTCCGTGAACCCGTCGATGTGGGTGATCTTGTAGATGACGCCTCGGCTGTCCATGACCGAGTGGCCGACGCGCAGGCTGGTGACTTGGCTTCCCATCTGGGGCATTGGAACTTCTCCTCTTGCGTCCGCCTATCTGATCCTGGGGGCGGACAGACCCTGGTCTTTACGCTGCGATCTCCTCCGCGAAGAACCGGGAGGCGCACTCCGGGCCAAAACCCGTCTTGATCGAATGGGGGACGGTCAGCTTGCGGGAGCAGCGGCCGCAGCGGCCTTCGTGCCAGATCTCCAGCTTCTGGCTGATGTAGTCCTTCTGCAGGTTCTGCCAGGCCCAAGCGAACGCCTTGCAGGACGGGGCCTCGCGGCTGACCCGAGCCTTCGAGCCGCCGTGGAAGAAGACGCCCCGGCGGATGTAGCCGACGTAGACGTACGCGGTCTCGTTGTCCGGGCCGTTCATAAGCTGGACGAAGTGGACGTTGCCGTCCTCCGGGGACTTGATCCGGAAGGTGAAGCGCTGGTCCGTCTCCTTGGACCGCAGGGTGACGGTGGCCTTGCCGGCCAGCATGAAGCGCAGGGCTTCGGCAGCTTCGGTGAAGGGGGCGGGAACGAAGGTCATGGGGTGGTCTCCTGTGCCGGGAGGTTGAGGTCTACGGGTAGGGTTGTAGGCCCTGCGGGCCAGCCCGTAAACCGGATTGTTCAGGCGGTGTGGGCAGCCATCGCAGCTTCCCACTCCGTGGTCAACGCATCGTCTGCGTCCATCGCCACGAAGCGGTCGGCGTAGGTGTCGTGGGTCGAGACGAAGACCAGGCCATCGTAGTCGGCGTAGATGTCCCAGCAGTAGCGGACCAGATTGCCAGCGTGGGCGACAGTGACCTCGATCGCCTCAGCGTGGGCGTCGACCGTGACGGTGGCGGACTCAGCGCCGGGGAAGGTGCGGAGGACTTCGGCTTCGACGATCTGGGAGAGGGTGCGCATCGGTCAGTTCCTTTGTTTCAGTACAGGCATCATGACCTAGAACCTTCAACGAGGAGTCAACGCCCAGGATTATCCAAGAGATATTTGTGTGGGCTGTGAGCCCACACTTGCCAAGAGAGACCACATCCGCCTCTCACGCCTCATCGGGTTCCGCCGCCGGGGGATGGCTCTGGACGGCATCCTCGAGCTCACGGAGGACGGCCCAGTTCACAGGGGGTTCGGCAGGGCCAGCCGCGTCCCCGTCGCGCTGGGCCAGCCCTGGGGTCGTGGCACCCGTCGGGCCGTTGACCTCCCGCTCCTGCCAGCCGAAGTTGAAGCGGTAGCGGGGATCGGGGACGCAGAAGAGGTGATACTTGTTCGAGGTGTCCACCTTCCGGCTCTCTGCCGGGTAGAGCTCCACGGCCTCGCACTCCGCCCCGACGAGCTGGTTCTTGATCGCCTGGAAGTCCCGCCAGTCCCGCAGGATCGGCCCTCCGTCCCGACGGCGAATGTTCAGGTGCACAAGGCCCTGCGGCGTCTTGCGGATCTGCACCTGGTACGTGTCGTTGATCCAGACCTGGTTCCGGGCAGCCTCGGACTGCAGGGAGGCGATCGCCCGCTTCCGGGTGGCCGCCCCGTTCTTCATGACCTGCTCGATCAGCTCCTCCGACGGCGGCAGGACCGCAGCCCTCTCAAGCTTCTGCACTGGTCCGCTCCCCCAGGGTCAGGACCACTTCGCCGTTCGACAGGCGGAGCTCGGTGGTCAGGTTGAACCTCTTACCGTCCGTCGTCTCGATGGCGACGGTCTTGCCGTTGTGGCCGGCGCCCACCAGGGCGATGAGCTCACGCAGTTGCTTCAGGGTCATAGCAGTTCTCCAAACAGGCGGGTGAAGTCGAAGTCATCAGTATCGTGCTCGCCGACGGCGTCGAACCACCGGACGAAGTTCGAGGGGTCGTTCTCGCCCCAGCGGCAGAAGCCGACCAGGTCGCCGGTGGCCTTGTCGAACTCGGCCTCGACGCGCTCGTAGCCGTCGTACAAGATCTCGCTCCGATCGGGGTCCGTGCGGATGGCGCAGTAGCCGTGGGACAGGGACTCGATCGAGGCGCGGCTGACCGGCTGGCGCAGGTAGTAGAAGGTGCTCATCTGGGTTCCTCTTCAGACGTGGTCGTGGAAGACGGTCAGGTCAAGCCACTCTTGTGTGACGGCGAAGGTCACCCCGACGGTCGGGGCGGCAGCCAGGACGAACTGCATGGCGCTTTCGCCGTCCATCGAGTTGATGGCTTCGACGTCCGGGGCGGACACGAAGTCCAAGGCGTAGCCCGGGAAGTCGACGTGGACTGCGACGTTCTCCAGGCGGCTGTCGTGGACGACGGTGATCGTCGAGCCGGGGAAGAGCTTGGAGAACTCGCGGGTGAAGTACTGGACGACGGTGATCATCGGGCGATCCTCTGGCGGATGTTGGCGCGGGCGAGAGCGGCGGCTGGCCCCATCGTGGAGCGGAAGGACCAGTAGTCGAAGGCGAAGGTTAGAAGGTTGCGCATCGGGTAGCTCCTGTTTGGTGGAGCTACCTTACTCATGAAGCATTTGCAGAGTGTTAATCCGCAGAGACCTTCGCCTTATTTTTCAGGGGCTGGCCCATCTTTCCAAGGGTGTCCTGGTACGCGAACGCCGCCCTCAGGGCAGCCACCCGGTCAGCCTCGGTCCGGGGCAGGACCTCGACCTTCGAGTCCAGCATCGTGCTGTAGCGGAACTTGCCGTCGGCGTTGGCGAAGGTCACGTACATGACCGGCTGGCGCTCGGCACCGACGTAGGCGCCGACGTGGGGTTCGGAGATCTCGGTGACCGTGAACTTCGCGCCGCCCGAGTGGATGCGGTTGCCAGCCACGACCTGGTCGGCCCGGACGGTCCGCTGCTCCTTGAACCAGGCGTACGCCGCAGCGCCCCGCTTGGTCAGCTTCTTGCCCGTGCCGGCGCAGCCGAAGCAGGTCGAGCCGTGCATCTGGCAGTAGGAGTAGCTGCCCGATCCGCCGCAGCGGCCGCAGTGGGTTCGCTCGAACTCGGTGGACGGGGTGGTGGGGGTCGCGGTCATCTTCAGATCTCCTGTGCCAGTTGGTGCAGAGACAGTAGCCCTAGACTCTTCAACAGCTCGTCAATGCGTCCCGTCGTAGTCAGGATTTTTCTTGGAGAATGCGTCCTGCTCGGCAAAGAGCGCCGCCAGGCGGGTCCGCATCCCGACGGTCTGGTCCATCAGGGCGGCCAGGACGTCGGACAGCGACTCGATGCCGGAGCCCTGGGCGTCCAGGACCGGCAGGCCGTGGGCGATCCCGTTGCCGGTCACGAGCCAGTCCTGCCCGGACCAGACGAGCTCGACGGGCCCGCGCATCCACAGGACGGTTCCCGAGGGCAGGGGTCTGGCTGAACTCGAAGCCGGCCATCCTGGCGACGGCCTCGAAGGGGTGGGGTGCGGTGGTGGTGGTGGTGGTGGTGGTGGTGGTGGTCATGATTGCTTCTCCATCATCGTCTGGAACCTCTGGAGCCAGTCGTCCATGAAACGATGGTGGACCTCCATGGTCGAGTGCATGCTGCTCGCTGCTCTCTGCATTTCGCTTGCTGCCGAAGACATCGTGCTCGCGGCTCGGGAGACTTCCTCCGCTCCCAATAGAGTTATGTATCGTTCCATTTGCTCTCTCCTTCAGCGGTAGTAGCGGTTGGACTTGCGGCGGTAGGGGGACAGGTCGTAGCGGCGGGCAGCAGCCTCGTCGGCCTTGCTGACCGCGCGGGGGACGCTGGCCCAGCCCGACGCCCACTCGACGCCGTCCTCGGACAGCTTCGGCGCGCCCAGCTTCGTGTGGCCGGTGACGTGGGGGTTGGCGCTCTGCGAGAGACCGGACAGGCAGGCCATGCGGCCGAACTCAAAGGGGGTAGCCATCGGGGTTGTCCTTTCGGGTTGCAGGCACCTTACCCAAGACTCTTCAAAAGAACATCAACGCAGCATCCCCAGCAGAGCATCTTGCAGAACTATCTGGGCGGTCTCGTACCGACGGGCTAGGCTGGGTGTCAGCCCGTCGGACCTGGCGGGGTCCAGGTTGTCGGCCAGGTCGGCCAGCTTCACCCGGACGGCATCGAAGTTCCCCGACTGGGCGATCGCCTGGATGTACTCGGCGTAGGTCTTCCGGTGGTCTCGGGTCAGGAGGGCGACCGACTCGATCACGCCCAGCGGGAAGCCAGCGAACCGGAGGTCGTCGGCGTCGACGTGCGTGTCCTCGATCGCGTCGTGGAGCAGGGCGACCATCTTTATCTCGAGCGGAGCGTAGGCTCCCAGCCGGCGCATCACGCGATCAGCGTGCTGCCAGTAGGGCTCGCCCCTCTTGTCCGTCAGCCCGTCGTGGGCATCCTTGACGAAGTCCAGGGTTCTCCTCAGGTCCATCGGCTGCATCTTCCTGCTCCTCAGATCGTGATGGTCTTGTGGGTGACTTCGGTCAGCAGGACCCGATAGTCGTGGTCCAGGCGAGCGCCGTCCCGGCGGATGCGGGCGACGGCAGCCTTCGCGATCTCCAGGGTGGTGAAGGTCTGGTCGTTGGCCGAGACGACGTCGGTGCCGTTCTTCGACATCCAGAGGGTGCTGACGCGGTAGAAGGTGTTCGTGCTCATGGTCTGAAGTCCTGTGCCTGTTTCGATGGGGCTAGCATATTCAAGAAACGTTTGCAGAGCGTTAACGATCACAGGTACCTCCAAGCATTTTCCATGGCGCCCATGATCAGGTCGTCGAGTTGATTGCGGTGGATAGGGCGCTCATCGCGCAGTGGCAGGGGTGGTCGGCTCCGGTGCATCCGTCGCCGCAGTGGTTCTTGGATCGCTGGGCGGCAAACAGCTTGGCAAAGTCCTCCTGCGCCTTGTTCGCGATCGCCAGCTCCCGGGCCTCGTCGGCCGTCAACCACTCGCGGTCTTCGGGGGTTGGGGAGCCGCCCAGCATGAACAGCCGGGTGGCCATCGAGTCGTCGTTCGGGTCTTGGGTCACAGGTACCTCCAAGCATTTTCCATGGCGCCCTTGAGGGCTTCCTTCTGCGACAGGCCATAGCCCGACCACATCCGGCCGTTCGGATACCACACGACGATCTGGTCCGGACCGTCCTTGTGGCCGCGGGCCATCAGCCACTGCTTGCCGTGGAGGGTGGCCACCCGGAAGCCGACGAACTCGTCGATGCCGGAGTAGTCCTTGGCGAATGCGGGCTTGTCGACCAGCGGGAGGTCTACGCGGAACTCGGCGAAGCCGGTCGGGATCTGGATGGTGACGGTGCGGGCCATGTTAGCAGGCCCCCGTGAGGGTGATGCGGAGGCGGCCAGCGTCGGCCTTGAAGCCGATGCCGCGCTGAGCGAGGCCGGCGATCGTTTCGATGAATTGTTCGAGGTCTACGCAGTCGATGGTCATTGGAGTTGTCCTGTTGCCTGTTTCGATGCAGGCACCGTACTCCAAGACTCTTCAACAGAACATCTCATGCAGGGATCATTCGCAGAAAAAAGTTCAGGCCGGCTTCTTGGGCTCCGCCGCCAGGTGCTCCCCGGCCAGGCCTCGGGCGTCGTTCGCCCCGGCGGCGATCCGACGGACGACCTCCACGCTCGCCAGGAGCCACGCCCGTCGGGCATCGCTGTAGGCATCCCGTTCATCCCGGGCCTTCGACTCAGCCTCCCAGCGGGCTGCTCTGGTCGCCCGGAGGGCCTCCCGCTTCACCGGGTCGTGGAGGGCACAGAAGCCCATCCGCTTGCCCTCGTACTGGCGCCAGACCTTCACCTTGTTTCGGCACTGGTGGCTGAAGTAGCTGCCCACTCCCCGGACGGCGCACCGGCACCGAGTGGCGTCGGGCTGACGCTGACTGAGCGCCCGGTTCGGGGACCAGATGAAGAAGCTCATGGGGTCACCGGAGGAGGAGTGGACCGAGGACTGCGGCCAGGTACAGGCCGAGGATGACCACCCAGAAGACCAGCTCGCTCAGGCATCCTCGGAGCCTTCCGTTTCCGTCGCCGGATACCATCTCGCACCCTTCTCGCCCTGCGTCACTGCGCTGTGAACCTTGCCGCGATCGCGCAGCCACTTCAGATCCGGGTCGATCAGGTTCGACTTCAGCCCAGCCCTCTTGCGTTCTTCGCACCGAAAGTACGACTTGAACACGTCGGCCCCACTCAGTCCGGGGCTGGCCCGGATGATGCTCTCGATGATGCTCCGACGGACCAGCGTTCGGCCATCAGTGTACTTGGGCATCTTCACTCCTCCCTGATGGTCTCATCGCCGTTGTCATCGCGCTCTCTTATTCCACGCGGCGGAGGCCTCGGCTCGTCGTGGATAGCCGATCGTGTTTGTCATTCCCATCGGACAGCCGTCTCGAATGTCACGGCAATAGGCGCGCCAGCTTGCGATTGTTGAGCCGTTGCTGTCGTGCTCCAGCCCGGCCTCCGATCCGCAAAACGGACACGGCTGCAACTCGCCCTTGATCGGCGGTACAATGACGGGCTCGGTCATGGCTTGGTTCCAAGAACTGCCGTCCTGGTCCTGTCGATCGCATCCACAAGGGGGTTGGTCCCGGCATCGCTCAGCTCTGCCCAAGTGACCGTGCGGGAGTCTCGAGCCTGCAGGGGGTGGTGCAAAGCGCAGGTCGTCACCGCGATGCCCTCCGGCACGATGCGCATCACGGTCGTCGCTTCGTCGAAGCCCTTGCCCCGGTGAACCCTGTCGACGTGGGCGGCGGCTCTCATCAGCATGTCCATTCACTTCTCTCCTCTGTTGCAATGGCTTGGGTCAACCGGCTCGCGTGGCTGACCTCCCCTTGAAGCGTTCGACCGAGTAGTCGTGGACGACGAAGCCGAGGGCGGCGTCGCCCCGCTCGTGCTCGGCGATCCACGTCTTGCCCTTCAGCGTCTCCCGCCAGAAGCCCCGGACCATGTGCCGCTTCCTGCGGGCCAGGGCCTGCACGCGGTCCAGGATCGTCATGGCCCGGATCGTCGGGACGGTCAGGGTGACGACAGTGTGCGAGATGAACTTCTTGTAGTTCCCCTTGGCCACGTAGCCCTTCGAGGGGTGGACTTCGCGGAAGGCGACGGGAAGGTCGTTGATCGTCGAGAGGAACGCCCAGAGATAGCGCAGGTCGCCGGCGAGCTCAGCGATCGGGTTGTGCTTCTGGATCTCGACCATCATCTGCGAGATGGTGGTCTCGATCAGGGGCGACGGCATGATCCCGACGTGGGGGCTCCTGTAGTGCAGGTCACCCGTGAGCACGCCCTCGACCGACGCCGTCGTCGTGGCCCGGTCGGGCTGCAGGTGCGAGGCGATCGGCATCTCCCGGTCCATGACCCTCCAGGGGAGGGGGTGGTCCTCCGAGCACCAGGCGTACGCCAGGAAGTGGGGCTGCGCTTGCTCGAGCGTCTCGTCGTGCGCACCGTAGGTGTGGCTGGCGCACTCGATCGCCGTGAAGGCGTAGTCGATCGTCGGGTGCTGGATGCACAGCCAGCCGAGGCGCGCGGGCATCTCCCCGATGGATGGGGGGTCCAGGAACTGGGTGCCGATCTCGAGGGCCCTGCTGTGCCGGACCCTGGCGTTGTACTCGATCCACGTCACCCGGTGGGGCAGGCGAGACAGGAAGCGCATCGCGTTCAGCGACGCAGCCGTGTCCTCTCCGAGCCGATCCGCACCGCCGATGTCCGCGAGGAACGAACTCATCGAGTCGTCCATCACGAACTTGCGGGCTCCGGCCAGCGTCTCGGCGAACTTGCGCCCCCCGATCAGGTGCCCGTGCTTGGACAGGCACCGGCCGATGATCGCGTCGGCCAGGGTCGGGGGGTTCTTCAAGCCACCCTCCTGTGGCTCTGGGTGCGCGCCCAGCTCAGCAGCCCGTCCGGGCCCGGTTGGACGTACCGGCTGCGCGGAACCTCGCCCCACGTGCGCGGCATGGGCTCGTAGACCCAAGCGATGTAGTCCTTCGGATCGCCGTCGATCCTGACCCGGCGCTTGACCCTGCGGTAGTGCCCGTGGGCTACGCCCTCGAGCCGGTCCATCGACTTCAGCATGTCCGCCTCGTCCGGGCCCTTCAGGTCGAAGACCTCGCCCCGGACCTGGGCTCCGCCGGGGTGCCCGTCACAGTTGAAGATGTAGGGGTAGCCCACGTTCTTCATCCGATACGTCGCCCTGGTCGTCGCCTCGCCCTGGAACGATGCTCGGTCCAAGTGCCAGTGGTTCCCATAACCTCTCATCAAGGTCCCGTACACAAACACCAGCGTCCGCTGGTCCCGGACCTTCGTCGGGGCGTTGCAGAACAAGATCGTGTCGCGCTTCGTCGTCATTGCCTTCTCCTGTGCCATTCAAATTCTCGAACGCCTGCCCGAGCTGGCGGGCCTTCAGCTTGGCGACCACCGCCCTCTCCGCCTCGCGAACGAGGCGGGACATCTCGGTGGCGATGGTCTCGCTGTCCCACATCAGTCCGCCGAGATCCATCCCAGGTCGACCGGACCGAGGAGGACGCGGATGAAGGTGCCGCCCATGTAGGCTTCGTCGCCAGGGTGGTGCGGGCGGAACTCGATGTCGACGACCGTCCCGAAGGAGCGGGTGTTGCCGAAGCGGTAGTCGTCGCCGATGCGGAAGTCTGAGTCGTCGCGGTCTGAGCGGAAGTCCATGGTCGTGATCTCCTGTTGCCGTTGGAAGCACTCTACTCATGAAACCATTTGCAGAGTGTCAACGCCGGCGAACTTTCAGGACGCCGCCTCCGCCGCCGGGGAGGGAGCAGGATCGTG